GTTGCCTTCAAGAGCCAAGCCCCCAAGGCAGTGAGCAAGGAACAGGCTGGAATCAACAAAGACAGCGTTTTTGAATCACGCAAAAGCACCAAGAAGTCCCCAAAGAAGTAAATTGCTTTGAATTCGTCCTGGGGTCAGGGCAACCTGACCCCATAAGGAACAACCGATGAACCGAACACCACTTTATGAATACATTGCACCCAGCAGCGCCAGTGTTGTTCTGGAATCTGACGAAGCTGCAGGTGGCAAAAACCTCTATATGAAAGGCATTTTCATCGAAGGTGGTGTCCGCAATGCCAATCAGAGAGTCTATCCGGTGTATGAAATCGCCAACGCCGTAAAAACACTGCAATCACAAATTCGTGAACACGGTGGTGTTTTGGGCGAACTTGATCATCCCAATGACCTCAAAATCAACCTGGACCGTGTAAGCCACACAATTACCGAAATGTGGATGGATGGTTCCAAGGGTCTGGGCAAGCTCAAGATATTGGAAACTCCCATGGGCAAACTGGTAAAAACCATGCTGGAAGCTGGTGTGCATTTGGGCGTGAGCAGCCGCGGCAGTGGCAATGTAAACGAATCCAATGGACATGTAAGCGACTTTGAAATCATCACAGTTGATGTGGTGGCACAGCCCAGCGCACCCAACGCATATCCCAAGGCCATCTATGAGGGCCTGATGAACATGCGTGGTGGAAACAAATTATGGGGCATGGCACAGGAATCGGTGCAGCGTCCCGAAGTTCAGAAGTATTTGAAAAATGATATTGTACGATTCATTCAAGATCTTAAACTATAGGAGAACGCCATGCTGGATGCTCTAAAACCATTACTGGATAGTGGTGTGCTAACGGAAGAAACGCACACAGCTATCAACGAAGCTTGGGAAACCAAGCTGAACGAAGCTCGTGAGCAGATCCGTGCAGAAATTCGCGAAGAATTTGCTGGACGATATGAACATGACAAGGGCGTGATGGTGGAAGCTATTGACCGCATGGTAACTGAAGCTCTACAGGCTGAGATTGCTGAATTCCAGCAGGACAAGAAGGCCATTGCTGAACAGAGAGTGCGTGCCGTAACCGAAATGCGGGCCAAGGGCGCACGTTTTGAACAGTTCATGGTGGAAAAACTTGCTGAGGAAATCGGCGAATTCCGCAAGGACCGCAAGCAGATGCAGGAAGCTGCCAAGAAATTGGAAAACTTCGTGTTCAAAGCATTGGCTGAAGAAATTGCAGAATTTGCTCAGGACAAGCGTGCCGTGGTGGAAACCCGTGTGCGCCTGGTTGCCGAAGCTCGCAACCAGCTGGGCAAGCTCAAGCAGCAGTTTGTAAAGCGCAGCAGCCGGGCTGTTGCAGAAACAGTTACCAAGCAGTTGGGTCAAGAACTTTCACAATTGCGTGAAGACATTACCTCGGCCAAGCAAAACAACTTTGGTCGTAAAATTTTCGAGGCATTTGCCAGTGAGTTTGTCAATACACAGATGAACGAAAGTGCCGAGTTGCGTAAGCTGTACAGCATCATCGAACAGAAAGACGCAATGCTGGCTGAAGCTCAACAGGAAGCAAGCCAAAAGCAAGCCGTACTAGAGAGCAAACAGGCAGAAATTCGTAACATGCAGAAGCGTCAGGAACGCCAGGCTGTTATGAATGAGCTGTTGAGCCCACTCAACAAGGAACGCCAGAAGGTCATGCGCGATCTCCTGGAGAGTGTGCAAACCAGTCAGCTGAAAAATGCTTTTGAGAAGTATCTGCCTGCTGTACTAAATGAAGACCGTCGCCCAGTTGCTGCCAAGAAAACAGTGATCAGCGAAGGTAAGAGTGAAGTAACAGGCAACAAAACTGCTAAGGCTGAAGACAATAACAACATTATTGAAATGAAGCGTCTGGCAGGGCTATAAGGATTAGTATATAAGGAGAATTAGGGAGATGAGTAATCTTTTACTAGAAAATCGTTGGAATGACACCAAAGACGCCCTGCTGGAAGGTCTTCAGGGCGGCAAGCGCACAGCGATGGGCGTGATCCTGGAGAACACCCGCAAGCACTTGATGGAAACTGCCAGCAGCGGCGCAACCGCAGCCGGCAATGTTGCCACACTGAATCGCGTGATTCTGCCAGTGATTCGTCGTGTGATGCCAACCGTTATTGCAAATGAAATCGTGGGCGTGCAACCCATGACCGGTCCCGTTGGACAGATCCACACCCTGCGTGTGCGTTATGCTGAAGCCAACGCCACTGATTCAGTGAACCCCGGTGATGAAGCACTGAGCCCCTTCAAGATCGCCACCAGCTACAGTGGTGCCAGCACCGGTAAGGCCGCTGCAACTGCTGCTCTGGAAGGCGTGGGCGGCAGCAAGTTGAATGTTCAGATCCTGAAGCAGACCGTGGAAGCCAAAACCCGCAAGCTCAGCGCTCGCTGGACATTTGAAAGTGCTCAGGATGCACAGGCTATGCACGGCATTGACGTGGAAGCCGAAATCATGGCAGCCCTGGCACAGGAAATCACCGCAGAAATCGACCAGGAAATCCTGGCCAGCCTGCGTAGCTTGGCAGCCACTGAAGAAACATTCAACCAGGCTGGTGTGAGCGGCACTGCAACATTTGTGGGTGACGAACACGCTGCACTGGCTGTGCTGATCAACCGTGTGGCCAACAAGATTGCTCAGCGTACACGTCGTGGCGCTGGCAACTGGGCTGTGGTAAGCAGCGAATCACTGACTGTGCTCCAGAGCGCAACAACCAGTGCTTTTGCTCGCACAACTGAAGGCACTTTTGAAGCTCCCACCAACACCAAGTTTGTGGGTACACTGAACGGTGCCATGAAGGTCTATGTGGACAGCTATGCTGCTGATGGTCAGGCTGTGCTGGTAGGTTACAAGGGCGCTAGCGAAAGCGACGCGGCTGCGTTCTACTGCCCCTACATCCCCTTGATGAGCAGCGGTGTTGTGCTGGACCCCACCACATTCGAACCTGTCGTGAGCTTCATGACACGTTACGGATACGTGGAACTCAGCAACACTGCCAACAGCTTGGGCAATGCTGGTGACTACCTGGGCGAAATTGCAGTCAGCAATGTGAGCTTCAGCTAAGTCCAGTTGGGTAATAAAACAGAAGCCGGCCAGAAATGGCCGGCTTTTC